ACATGGTTTTTCAACAATGCCACCACCAGCTGGCAAAGCAACATTGGTATTACACCAACGGCCAACGGTACCCTGAGTCTAGGCGGAGCCAGCAACTACTGGGGTAATGCTTTTTTAAACACTGTCACTGTGACTGGCAACGTCACAGGTGGCAACATCTTGACAGGTGGTTTGATATCTGCTACAGGCAACATCACGGGTGGCAACATTTTAACTGGTGGCCTGATATCCGCTACAGGTGGCATAACTGGTAACTTCTTCGTTGGCAACGGTGTAACTGCTAACTCAGCAACTGGTCGCGTGTCCATGGGCACTGATTCTGGTGGATCGTTGACCTTGGGATTCGTAGCCAATAATGCCAGCGCAACTAGTCCGTACATTGATTTCAATACTAGCAGCGTGGCAGTTGATTTTGACGTAAGACTACAAGCAACAGGTAATTCTGCTGTGATTGGTGCCGGCACATTGACTGCTTTTGCTGGTTTGTTAAGCGCAACTGGCAACGTAAGCGCAACTGGTAACATCACTGCCGGCAATCTGTCAGTTGGCACTGGCACTGTCACTGTTAATAATATTGTCAACAGCGGCGCCAACGGCACTGGAAACATTGGCAACTCCACAGTTGGCTTTAACACAGTGTTTGCCAAGGCCACAAGCGCACAATATGCTGACTTGGCTGAATACTACACAGCCGATGCTGAGTATGCACCAGGCACAGTGGTAGAATTTGGTGGTCAGCACGAAGTCACAGTGGCAGCGGCACACAGCGCAGCCGTGGCCGGAGTGATCAGTACCAATCCTGCCTATATTATGAATGCGGGATTGAGCGATGACTGTGCTGTGCCAGTGGCCTTGATGGGTCGAGTGCCCACTTCAGTGACAGGCACTGTGCGCAAGGGTGACATCATGGTGTCAGCCGGCAACGGCACGGCCAAGAGTTCAAGTAATCCCACCATGGGCACTGTTATTGGCAAGGCTCTGGAAAATTTTGATGGTGTATCAGGAATTATTGAAATCGTGGTTGGTCGGATCTAAACCACACTGATTTGACCAGACAGAGTCAGCCAGCTAGTTTGTGTTCCAGCTGCGCAATTTTTTCTTGTATGGCTTCGATATTGACCGTGGCCCAGAGCCCAGGATGCATGGGACGCGGAAAGGTTCCAGCATCAATCCAAGCATAACCCAGATGTTCGTGATTGAGTCTAGGCACAAATTCCTGTTGAATCACACACACCCAGGTATGGTATTCAAAACTGCCGTCGTTTGATGTGAATTTTTCCAAGGGTATCAACCGCAAGTAGTCCGGAAACACTCCCAGCTCTTCGGTACATTCGCGCTCCATGCCGCCCAAGAGAGTTTCCCCTGGTTCAACTTTGCCACCTGGCAGTCCCCAGGTTCCTGGATTCTTTTGATCTTGCCGCAACAGATAGAGATACCTACCGGTGTCTTGGCTGCGATACCAAACACCCACGGCCTTTACAACACCAAGGTCCATGATCCTCCGGGATACACGCCCTGATAGCTCTTGATCCACATGTCGCCGGTCCAACCGTACTGTGTGCCCGTGGTAATGTTTGTGACAAATTGGCCCTCAGGTTGATCGCTGCTGTCAAACAGCACACGCCAGTGATTGTTGTAGTATTCAATGATGTCATTGGCCTGTGCCACCAATGGCACATTGTCAGCGCCAATCCAGCCCTGAGCAGGAAATTGATTGTCACTGTCGCCAGTGCCCTCGGTCAATAGATATTTTTGTCCGGCCTGAGCAGCCGGCAGGCCTGATCCTGGACAACTGGTCAAGGGGTTGATAATGGCATCAATGGGCGGCAGCGTATTTTGCGGCACTGTGTCAGGATCCGGTGTGAAAATTACCAATCTATCGTCATTGGGATCAATCACAATGGTGCCCACAATGAATGTGTCAGGATTGTTGCTTTCAGGTGGATAATCAAGACGTATCTGACTGATGCCTGGTCGCAAGGTGCCATAGGCACCGATCACAGCAGGCCACAGCAGCGGCGAGTCCGCCACAATGGCCGTGGGGTTGAGATTGTTGTAGCTGCCGTTGGGCACAATGGTGGGGTCATACAACACCTGTATCTTGTTGTCAATCACCACCAGCTTGTAGCTCCAGGGAGTGAATGCCATGCGTGTGCCCAGTAGCAGGTCATTGTTGGTAATGGCATCGGCTGCGTCGCCCTGTGCATCAAAGATGCCGGCCACAATGCGTTCAACTACTCCCAGTTTCTTGACCTTGGCCGGCGAGCTAATCCAGATGGGAATAGTGAATCTCAGGGTGCAGATGTCAATGGGGTTTTCTGTGCCCTGCGGAATGGTTCTTGAACTCCACTGCACTGACTCCAATTCAACCACACTGAGACTGGTCCAGTCAATGTAGTTGTCTGTGCTCTGTACTTCAAGACTGGGATTGAACAGAGTGAGAATCTGTTCCAGTAACTGCAGCTTTTGATTGGTGTTTGAAGTCCAAATGTCCAAGTTGATAGTGAGCCTATAGGGCACTGGCATCAGGCGCTCAATGGTGAACGCATTGCCTTGCGTGGTTTCAAAGGTTTGACTGTCAGTGTCATAGGTTCTCTGACGCACTGCAATCTTGCTGACATGATAGGGCTCTTGCATTCTGGGACGATCATAGTCCAAGGCAGCTATGTAAAAGGTCATGAGCGGCGTGGCCGGAAGAGAATTGGCCGAATTTTCCTGCAGTATGGTCTGTGCATTGCGAGTGGCATCGCCATAGCGCACTGGCACACGCAACAGCGCGGCAGCATTGGGATCTGTTGCGTCACGACCGTATTCGATCTGGAATCCTGTGAAGATTCTAGTGAACTGCAAGAGAAATCTGCGTATTTGGTCGTCGTAAAAATATTGATTCATTAGCTAGATCTCTGTCCAGGTTGTGTGTTGGGATAGGGTCGCGGTGGTTTGTCACCACCCTGATCACCATTGTCGGCACGTGGACGCAGTATCTCACTGAGACTCTGACGACTGGGTATGTTGCCCATGTCCGTGGTAGGCACTGTGTATGTATTGTTGACAAAACCTGAACGCAAGGAATTGTTGTTGGCGCCGTTGTCAAGATTGTTGCGCACACTCTGTTCAATCTTGGCCCACTTGCGGCCATCATAGCGGAACAAGCGATTGGGAAAATAATCCAGTCGCAAACAAAAGTCGCCGGTGCTGGGATTGAGCGGAAACGTCACGCCCGGAGTGACCGGCAAGCCATTGGGCGGCACACCGTCGCCAGTGAGATAGCCCACAGTGTAGCCATCCGCTCTAGGGCTCACACTCATGCCACCCTGAGTTCCATCCACAGTGTCGCCGTCTTGTGTGGTCAAACTGGTGGGGTTGGCCGGCTGTCCATCCAGAGTTGTGGGTTCTACATAGAACTGCTTGACATCGTAGCCTGACGCCGGCACTTCCACATTGGCCTGAATGACAATGGCATCATTGATGGCCTGGTCTTTGGGTCTGGTGCTGAATCGGTCACTCTCTGTGGGCGGGGTGTACAAGGCCCAGTACGTGCTGTCTGTGATGTCAGTGCCAGGTGGCACGTTGCGAATGGCTCGATAATACACATCGCCATAGTTCACAATGTCACCGGCCGGATAGAAATTGTCATTGTCCCAGATCTGTTGGGTGACCACAGGCTTGTCCAAGATGTTTTTGTACTCTTGAGCATTGGTCAAAGGCGTGGCTTTCACACGCCACAGGTGTGGCAGCCAAGTTCTACTGAATCCTTCGCTGGCAAATGCAGCGTCTTGGATCACATAGTACCGGGGTATGGGCTGTGGTATGGTAGCGTCCAAGGGATAATAGTCTTTGAGATTGGGCACTTCCAACACGTCGCCGCTCATGAGCTTGCGCCCATAGGTGTCAATCATGTCGTTGTAGTGAAACGTGATGAACAAGGTGTCGTTGTTGAGAAATAAGCCAAACTGAGTGAGGTCAAAGTCCACGTCCTGAGTGTTGTACACACCGCGCATGATGTAGATATCCGGGTCATAGATGCGGTCACGGTTTTCCAGCAGCAGTAGATCTTGAATGTGCAGCGGGCTGAGAGTGTCATACACCGGTTGCGTGGCGTCTGCATTGCCCGAAAAGGCTGAATCTTCGCCACCGGTCTGGGGGCCTAGATACTTGTGTACAAAAATATCCAATCCACCAACTGTGAACATTTCACTGATTGTACGATCAAAAAATTGATAGTCTTTGGTGCGATTGGGGCGGTACATGCTCAGTCTTGGCACAACGAATCTCCCTGGGCTGCAGCGTTGTTTTGGTAATTACCTAACATAGTGCAGTATTTACCAAAATTGCGGTTGACCAATTAATCCCAAACTGCTATAATCGTAGTCAAAGGAGCCTGTATGAAAACCAACACCATCAAGCCCATGAATCCGCGAAGCCCTGATACCAAATACGTGGGCCAAGAACCGCAATGGTTGACTCAACCTCTTGAAGACCGGGCCAGTGTGTTGACCCGGGCACTGAACTGGTATCACTACTTTTACGGCAAAAAAGAAGCCAAAGACATGTTGGTGGACTATCTTGATCGACGCCAACGCCGTGCAGATGCCCGTAAAATACGTGCTCTGCCTGACAGCAAAATTCGTCTCACACCGGCCTGGATTTGCCGCATGACAGACCTGGGTCTGGTGTTGACCGAAAGTGAGCAGCACACAGTTGATCGCATGCTGACCGAGCTGCTGGCTCACGATGTGGAAATGCCACCCGAACAACAAACAGTGTCAGATGACAGTGTGCGTGTGACCATACAGGATCGTCTGCGTGAACGGCTGTCTGAGTGCGCAGGCGAACTGGAAGGCATGTTTGATGACTTTGTCACAGCAGGCTGCAAGCTGGCCACTGACTTCAAGCCCATGACTGTGATACGCAGCATGAACATTGCACCGCAAATGGTGGGCGACATACGCAAGCACTGGCTTCAACGCCAGACCGAATATCAAACAGTGGCCGAGGGCCAGGACAGCCAACTGGTGGAGGCCTACCAACATCTCACCAAGACACAGATCAAGAACTGCATCAAGTTCTGCGAGCTAGTGATCACTGACTGTGGCAGCTATGTGCAGATCAAGAAAGTGGAACGCAAGCCACGGCGAGTCAAGCCTGTGAGCCCAGAAAAACGTGCTGCCAAGTTTCGCTTCATGGCAGAATTTCCCGAACTCACGCTGAGATCACTGCCGGCCTCACACCTGGTGGACAAGAGCGAGGCCTGGCTGTATGACACCAAGAAACGCAAGCTGATTCATGTGGTGGCTGATGAGTATGCCAAGACATTCACAGTCAAGAGCAACTCAATCATTGGCTTCAGCACAGCAGAGACTGTGCAAAAAACAGTGCGCAAGCCGGCCGAAACACTGAAAGCACTCAGTGCTGCCGGCAAGCCAGCAGCTCGCAAGATTTTCAAGGAGCTTTCCACTACAGAAACTACATGGAATGCTCGTGGTACCGAGAACTTGATTGTTTTAAAGGCCTGGTAAATATGACACACGGAGTGCCATATGACCAAAAATCCTCTACCCGAACTCAAACAAAATCTCATTGAGTATTGTCAGCTGACATTGGGCGATCAAATTGTTGATCTTGAGCTAGACCCTGCACATTACGAAGCAGCCTATCAGCGAACCATAGGCACTCTGCGTCAGCGCAGCAACGCAGCCTATGAAGAAGCCTACATCTTCATGGAAGTCATGCGAGATGTCAACATCTATACCTTGCCCCAAGAAGTCACATCAGTACGACAGATTTTCCGTAGAACTTTTGGTGACGCCACCGGACCTTTTGCATCAAACTTTGATCCGTTTGCACAGGCTTCGATCAATGTGTATCTCATGAACTTCAATGTGGCTGGCGGCTTGGCCACATATGACTTCTACAGCCAGTACGTGGAACTGGCAGCTCGCATGTTTGGTGGGTACGTGAACTACACCTGGAATCCCGTAACCAAAAAACTACAAATTATTCGTGATCCCAAGGGCACAGGTGAAAACTACTTGTTGTGGGTGTACCAACTCAGACCCGAAATACAACTCCTGAGCGATCACCAAATGGGACAGTGGATTCGCGACTACATGGTGGCTGCCTGCAAAATGATCATTGGTGAAGCACGTGAAAAATTTGCTGTCATTGCCGGACCGCAAGGTGGCGGTAGCTTGAATGGCACAGCCATGAAAGCCGAAGCACAGACTCGCATGGACGATCTCATCAACCAACTCACAATGTATGTGGACGGCTCACAACCGCTTACTTGGGTGATTGGCTAACATTGATCTTGCTTTCTAACATGAATCATGTTAGAATACAGCATGGACGTAATGATAGACCTGGAAGGTTTGGCCACTGGCCCTGATGCCACCATCTTGACCATAGCTGCTCAGTGTTTTGATCCCCTCACACGCGGGTATTACCAACAGCAGTACTATGCCCGGGTGACACTGGAAAGTCAGGAAGATCGCAAGATCGAGCAAGGCACCATAGATTGGTGGGCCGCCCAAACCGCTGCTCAACAAGAAGCGTTTCATCCTGACAACCGCATTCCGTTGCAACAAGCTCTGCAAGAACTGCACAGACTGTGCTGGAAGTGCAATCGTATTTGGATGAACGGCCCTACGTACGATGCCAATATCTTGGAGCATGCCTACAAAAGCTACAACATGCCCTTGCCCTGGCAATACTACAAGATACGCGATGCCCGTACAGTGTACGGATTGGTACCAAGTCTCAACAAGTATCCGGCCAGTCATCATGCTCTAGAGGATTGTCGCAGACAGATTGACCTCTTGCACGATGCGTTGGAGTTTCTCAACATCAAGGAGCTGAAATGATCATTGGCATTTGTGGATTTATTGGTTCAGGCAAGGACACCATGGCCGACTATCTGGTCAACATTCACGGTTTTCGTCGTGAGAGCTTTGCCAGCAGCCTCAAGGATGCCGTGGCCGCGGTGTTTGGCTGGGATCGTGTGATGCTGGAAGGACGCACACAGCAGGCACGTGAGTGGCGCGAACAAGTGGATCCTTGGTGGAGTCAGCGACTAAACATGCCCAATCTCACTCCGCGATGGGTGTTGCAGCACTGGGGAACCGAAGTTTGTCGCACAGGCTTTCACGATGACATCTGGATTGCCAGTGTAGAAAACAAATTGCGCAACATTCTGGACCAGATTGTGATTTCAGACTGTAGATTTCCCAACGAAATCGCAGCCATTCGCAGAGCCGGCGGCAAAGTCATACGTGTGCGTCGCGGCGCCGAGCCAGACTGGTATCAGGAGGTATTGAATTACAATGCCGGACCCACCAACATGCGCTGGGCTTTGAGCAGACAACGCATAGAAAGTCTGGGCATCCATGTCAGTGAAACTGCCTGGGTGGGCTCAGAATTTGACCATGTGATAGACAACGATGGCTCGTTAGATGAACTGTATGATAAGATCAAACATCAGGTTCTAGATCACCGCGACGCCATGGAAGATCAGATCTAGCCACAGCAGTCTCGCAGTTGCGGCAGATGGTGCGCAGGTTTTTAAAGTCAGTGTTGTCAAGTCTGCCATCAATGTGATACACAATCATTTGGGCTGCATACTGTGATCTAAATCCACAGCGGTCACACACAGTTTTTTTCTCATAGCCCTGTTGATGCCAGCGCGGCGTGCGAGATTTGAGTCCACGATTTTTCCTCAAGCAATTTTCACATCGCGATCGCCAGTGCGGAATATCGTCACGATAGTAGTTGATGGCACAGGGACGCTGACTGCAGGCCTTGCAAATGGGTCTTTTCATGTCAATATTTACTGTGGACCTTTGCAAAGGTAATAATCTTGACTGGTTTTTTGTGCCTGTCCATAAATATCAAAACTAGTAAAGGAACCCAAAAATGGCTCTAGTATCTCCCGGCGTAGAAGTAACAGTTATTGACGAAAGTCAGTACATTCCTTCTGCGGTAAACACAGTACCCTACTTTTTGATTGCCACAGCGCAAAACAAAGTCTCAGCTGACGGATTGACCGTAGCACCAGGCACCACTGCTGCCAATGCTGACAAGACTTTCTTGATCACAAGCCAACGCGAACTCAGCGCCACATTTGGTGTACCATTTTTTTACCAAACCACTACTGGTACTCCCATCAATGGTTACGAGTTGAACGAGTATGGTTTGCTGGCTGCTTATTCGGCTCTGGGCGTGACCAACCGTGCCTATGTGCAGCGAGTCAACATTGACTTGACTGAGCTCACAGCCAGTTTGAGTCGTCCCACTGGTGCTCCTGATGATGGCACCTATTGGCTCAACACCGCTACCACGGCCTGGGGCATTCAAGAATGGAATCAAGTCACAGCCACCTTTACAGTCAAGACTCCTATCGTGATCACCAATCCGGACCAGGTGGTTGATGTGGACAACGGCGACTACACCCCGCTGCAAAGCATTGGCAACATCGGTGACTATGCTGTCAGTGCAGTAAGCATATTCAATCAAGGGTTTTACAAGAATTCCAACAACACCTGGGTGGTGCTGGGCGATGATGCATGGAAAGTGTCTTGGCCCACTGTGCAGGGCACAGCCAGCCCCAGCAGCCTCACCGTGGGTGCCAACATGCTGATCAACAGCAACCTAATCACAGTGGGTGCCACCAATACCGTGAGCGGTCTGGCAGCTGTGATCAATGCTGCTGCTATTCCCGGAGTCTCTGCAGCCAATGTCAGCGGCAAGCTCACTGTGTATGCCAACAGCCTAGCCACCAGTGATGGCAGCACCGGCGACGGTGGCATAGTCAACATCGAAGTTGGTCCCAACCAGGGCGCAGCACTGCTCACAGCATTGGGAATCACGCCACGTTCATACTTGGCACCCACTTATGATTATGGCTACAGCTATCAGGTTCCGCGCTGGAGATCAACTGACACCAATCCTCGTCCCACTGGATCAGTTTGGAACAATATCAGTTCAGTGAACAATGGCGTCAATCTGCAGTTGTCAAAATACGATGCTGCCCTGGCCGAATTCGTGGCTCAAAATGTACCAGTGTATGTGAATGATAGAACAGCACTGTATGATCTTGATCCCACCGATGGCGGTGCTTTGATCCCAGTGGGCACCACCTATGCCGTGGCCAACTCACTGTTCCGCGACACTGATCCCAACGACAGTTTCAGTTTTGAGATATTTGAAAAGATAGCACTGGGCGACACCATCATCACTGGTACCACAGTGCCCACCAGTTTCACAGTGGGTTCTACATTTACACTACAGGCCACACAGCCTGGCACTGTCAACCTTACTGCTCTGGCCACTGTGACCATTGGCGGAACTGGCACTGTGGCTAATTTTCTCGCTGCGGTCAGTGCAGCCAATGTACCCAACATCACCTGTACAGTAAATGCTGCCGGCAACATTGTGTTCACGCATACCGAAGGCGGTAACATTTACTGGGACGACGGCACCAACTCGCCCTTGGCCACAGCTGGTATCACAAGCAACACTCCCCTGGTGAGACCCAGTCGCACAGATCTAGCACTGTTGATTGGCAGCAACTTTGTGACCGAGCCACTGTTTACCTATACCTCCAGTGCAACTGCGCCCAATCAAAATCCGGCCACTGGCCGCTTGTGGTATTACAGCACTGTGAGCGATGTTGACATCATGATTCAAAACAACGGAGCCTGGGTAGGTTATCAAAACGTTTCTAACGATGTTCGTGGATTTGATTTGACCTTGACCAATGCCACTGGTCCAATCATCAGTGCCACTGAACCCACTGAGCAAACCGATGGCACCACCTTGGTCTATGGCGATCTGTGGATAGATACCAGCGATCTTGAAAATTATCCCAAGCTGTATCGCTGGCAAGTGGTTGACACCGTGGACCAGTGGGTGGAAGTTGACACCACTGATCAAGTCACGGAAAATGGCATCTTGTTCGCAGATGCACGTTGGGCACCCAACGGTACCACAGATCCTGTGAGTGATCCGTTCCCAACCATCGTGAGCTTGTTGACCAGCAACTATCTGGATCTTGATGCTCCTGACCCGGCGCTGTATCCGCAGGGCATGCTGCTGTTCAACACACGTAGATCAGGTTACAATGTCAAGAGTTTCCAGGACAACTATTTCAATGCCACACGCTTCCCTGACGACACACTGCCCGCAGTGACCAACACCTGGTTGACTGCCAGTGGTAACAAACAGAATGGCAGCATGTATTCAGGTCGTTTGGCACAACGTCAAATGATTGTTGAAGCCATGAAGTCTGGCATTGACACCAGCACAGCAGCTCGTGAGGAACAGAATCAGTTCAATCTCATTGCCACACCAGGTTATCCTGAACTCACTGCCAACATGATTGCATTGAGCAATGAGCGCAACAACACTCTGTTTGTGGTAGCTGACACTCCGTTGCGACTGGGCATTGATGGCAACAGTCTGGTGACCTGGGCCACCAACAACAACGGCTTGGGTCTGCCCACCGAAGATGGCAACACCAGTACCAGTGCCTATGCTGGAGTGTTCTATCCCAGCTGCTTGACATCAGATCTTGGTGGCCAGCCCGTGGTACAGCCACCCAGTCACATGATGGTTCGTACCATCCTGCGCAGCGATGCGGTGAGTTATCCATGGCTGGCACCAGCCGGTACCAGACGTGGCGTGGTTGACAACGCCACTGCCATTGGCTATGTGGATGCTACCACTGGCGAATTTGTGCAAGTAGGTGTGAGTCAAGCCGTGCGTGATATTTTGTATGAACGCAACATCAACCCAATCACTTTCATTCCTGGCATCGGTATTGTGAACTTTGGTAACAAGACCACAACCACTGTGACTTCGGCCTTGGATCGAATCAATGTGGCACGTTTGGTAGCATTCTTGCGTGGTCGGTTGGAGGAAATTGGCAAACTGTACTTGTTTGAACCCAACGATCAAATCACTCGTGATGAAATTTCAGGACAGATCAACAGTCTCATGATTGACCTGATTGCCAAGCGAGCCATTTATGACTTTTTGGTTGTGTGTGACCTCAGCAACAACACGCCGGCTCGTATTGACCGTAATGAGTTGTGGGTTGACATTGCTATTGAACCAGTCAAGGCCGTGGAATTCATTTACATTCCGCTGCGTATCAAGAACACTGGTGAGATATCAGGAGCTGCTGCCTAAACCTTGGTTAGCAACAACATAAATAAACACATAGGAGATATCTAAAATGGCAGTCGGATCATTAACCAAGATGACAGTGCCTTTGGCAAGTGACCAAAGCGCCAGTGCTCAGGGCCTGTTGATGCCCAAACTCAAGTATCGGTTTAGAGTGACTTTTATCAATTTTGGTGTCAGCAAAGAAACCACAGAATTGACCAAGCAAGTGAT